TACAAGGGTAAAATCCCGACAAGGATTGCTAGTAGAAAACCAAAAACCAAAGACGCTAAAGATGAATTAACATTTAAAGAATTGTCTAAAGAATTCTTAAAAATGTTTAATAGAATTAGCGTATTAGCTAAAACTAAAAACGCTGAATTTGTTGACCATATAGATGAAAAATCTATTGAAATACTTGGTAACATTAAAGCTAGTTTTGATGCTGAATATAACAATATTCGAAATACTTTCGATAAGTATGAGATTGATATTGACGGAGAAAAACTAGAAAAAAAAGCAAGCTAGATTTTAGCTTCCCCCCAAAGCCCCCCTTGATTAATTTCTAGGGGGGCTTTTTTTATGCCCTGAATTTACCCCTGAGTAGTTACCAAAGTTACACTAGATACAAAAATTCGTAACCCCTTGATTGCCTATAGCTGGTAACCAAAATTACCTTAATTAATTCCTGACAATATTTTTTGAATTACACTTGAGTTAAATTTGAAATACCCTTGAAAATACAAGGGGGGTAGGCGGGTGTCCATAGGGGGTAGTGGGTGTATACATATAGCATTACCAGAAAATATACAAAACCCATGTTAACCACCTTGGGGCTAGATTTATTCTAACCTAATATAGCTCTGGACGATACCTTAAGGGAGCCTTTATGTAGATACTAATGCTCCCCTGGGGTACCCTAAGGTACATTATACATGTAAATTCAGGATTTGTAAATGCACAGATTGTCACACCTAAAGTTTTTTGTATGAACCCCTTGACATCTCGTCAAAAGTTGTTATAATAGATAATCATGGGTCTATCAAAGGGATCACACGCAACTTCACGGTAAATACATACACCAAGGATTGTCACTGATACACCCATCCAATCAGGTCTGCAGACTTAGACAAACATAACATATGAAATATGGCAAACGAAAAAGAATATAATCCTGGACTCGGAAAAGCTAAATCCTTTTTTAAAAAGGTATTTAGTGAAAAACCTGGCTCGCCTAAAGCAAAGAGAAGAGCAGCTAAGGCAAAAGCTTCCGATGTTGAAACAGGTCGTTCAAAATCTAGAATTAATTATAACGTTGAAAAGGATTTACCTAAATCTCCTACTAATTTCAACGAAGCCTTCAAGCAAGCAAGATTAGAAGGTTTAGATGAGTTTTTATTTAAAGGCAAGAAATACGCTTCAGTAACAAAAGAAGAACTTGGCAGTAAAAGTTTAAGAGCTTATCTAGATGAAAAACGAAAAGCAAAAAAGAAATCCTAAAGATAATTTTTGGGAACTGATGAGGAAAGTAAATGCCAAGCATGGATTCGAATATATTACCGACACAGAAGAAAGAATTAACAGAAAAGCAAGAAGTATTTCTAGACGCACTGTTCGGGCAAGCAAAGGGGAATCCAAAGATAGCAGGTGAAATCGCAGGCTATTCAGAGCATAGCTATCCTAAAGTATTACGGAATTTAAAATCAGAAATTACAGCAAGAGCTGAAAACTACTTAGCTGTACATTCTGCAAAAGCTGCAACCAGAATGGTAGACATGTTAGATGAAGATGGTACAACACCCCATGCTAACATTAGAATGGAAGCTTCAAAACAAATATTAGATAGAATAGGTATTGTAAAAAAAGATCAGTTAGATGTAAATATGAAATCTCTAAATGGTATTTTTGTATTACCTGCAAAAGATGGAATCAATAAAGATTAAGAAACGTGGTAAGACTACACCATTTGGTTACAGAGATTCGAATGACGCTGGATATATTGAACCAGTTAAAGAAGAACTGGATGCTTTGCGACAAGCGAAAGAATATTTAAAAACATGTTCTCTAAGAGAAACTGCAAACTGGTTACATCGTAAAACAGGAAGATATATATCACATGTCGGACTCAGAAAAAGAATTAATAGCACCTCCGAAACCGAAGAGGCAACAACCCAAGAAGCAGAAGGCTAAAGTATCTGCTAAGCAAGCTCTAGAACGAAGTAGGAAAAAAGTCGCTAAAGCCGAGCAAGCTTTACGTTCAGCAAAAAAGTCAGCTGAAAATATAAAAAATAAATTAAAGACTGTTAACCAAGCTTTAGACGGAAAAGAAACAAAAGTCATTACAGAAGATATAATTGACAGTGTTCCTAATAATGTTCAAGAGCATATTAAATCGCAAGAAGTAATCTTTAAACCTAATACAGGTCCACAGACAGATTTTCTTGCAGCTTCAGAAAGAGAAGTTTTTTACGGAGGAGCTCGTGGTGGTGGTAAGTCATACGCCATGTTGGTTGATCCATTACGGTATTGCCATAAGGCTTCTCATAGAGCACTTCTGATAAGAAGGACAATGCCTGAGTTAAGAGACTTGATTAATCATTCTCAACGATTATACTCACGAGCATTTCCAGGAGCAAAATGGAGAGAGCAAGAAAAGGAATGGAGATTTCCATCAGGTGCAAGAATCGAGTTTGGTTATGCGGAAAACATGACAGATGTTTTACGTTACCAAGGTCAATCATACACATGGATAGGAATAGACGAGTTACCTCAATACCCCACTCCTGATATATATAATTTTTTAAGATCTTCTTTAAGATCAGTAGATCCAGAAATACCTGTGTATATGAGAGCTACAGGAAATCCAGGTAATGTAGGATCACAATGGGTTAGAGAAATGTTTGTAGATCCATCAGAACCTAACAAAACATTTAATATTTCAATTCAAACTCCTACTGGTGTAAGAAAAATAACTAGAAGATTTATACCAGCTAAGTTACAAGATAACCCATCTTTGATGCAAACAGATGATTACTACATAATGTTAGCATCATTACCTGAAGTTCAAAGAAGACAATTTTTAGATGGAGACTGGGATGCGTTTGATGATTCGGCTTTTTCAGAGTTTAAAAAAGAAGTCCACGTGGTGGAACCTTTTGACATTCCTAAAGGATGGTATAAGTTTAGGGCTGCTGATTGGGGCTACAGTTCTCCTGCTTGCTGTTTGTGGTTTGCTATTGATTATGATAACAATCTATGGTGCTATAGAGAATTATATCCAACAAAATTAACAGCCGATGTATTCGCTAGAAAAGTTCTAGAATTAGAGTCTGGAGAGTATATCGGTTATGGAGTACTAGATTCAAGTACTTGGGCAAAGCGAGGTGATGTAGGACCTAGTATTGCTGAGACTATGATTCAAGCTGGTTGTAGATGGAGACCATCAGATCGATCACCTAAAAGTAGAATCAATGGTAAACTAGAAGTTCATAAGAGACTTGCTATTAATCCAGATACTAAAGAACCAGGATTAAGAATATTTTCTACATGTAGAAACTTAGTTAGAACATTAGGTTTATTACCTGTAGATAAAAACAATCCAGAAGATGTAGATACAAAAGCAGAAGACCATGCATATGATGCTTTACGTTATGGCTGTATGAGCAGACCGATGCATCCAGGATATGCTAAACAATTTAGAAATTATAATCAAGAACATAATTTTAATCCAGTTGACAATAAGTTTGGATACTAATGAAAAAAAGAAAATTACCAGAACTAAATAAAAAAGTTTTTCCATATAGTTTAGTTCTAGCTTATTGGGAAGATATTACTTCTGATTGTTCATGGGTTGATATTACAGATATTAAAAAATCAACAACTGCTATATGCTGTACTGTTGGATGGCTGGTGAAAGAAGACAAAGATGTAACTATCCTTATGTCAGATTTTAATTTTGAAACAGACAAAGAAGTAAAACAAGGTGGTGGTCATACAACTATACCAACTAAAAATATTTTAAAAATAAAAAAACTAAAAATATAGGAGTGTTATGGTAAGAAATTTAAAAGATATGGTTAAAGATGCAATAGAAGAATTAGTTGCAGATAATGCAATTATTATTGAAGATGATAACGGAAATAGAATCGAAGACTTTACTCTAAATGTTGTACGTACAGATGATGACGATGATGACATTGAAGAGCTTGAAGACGAAGATGAAAACGAAGAGGAGAACGACTAATGGAAAAATCATTTGATCCAAAAGCAAAAGTAACTCAAGGTCAATTAAGCACAGCTGCTGATGGGAAACAACCTAATCAGCCAACTGTAAACATTGATTTTGATAAGCATGCACCTAAGAAGTATGAGTCAGAAAATTATTTAAATGATAATAATATGCCTTCACCTTCTGGTTCAGAGCATGTACAAACTGAGTTATTTGATAAAGCAGATGAAAGAGACTATTAAAGAATTATACGAAGTTAGTGATACAAAAAAAATTGTAGATAAAGCTAAAAAAGTATATAAAGCTTTCACTAAACCAAAAGAAAAAATAGGTAAACCAAAAGGTAAAAAGTATGGCGAGACAGATTTACTGTCTGGTGATAATTACTTTCCACCTAAACCTTAATGCTATGGGCGATAATAATATTAAACCAGAACCTAAACCAGAAAGTATGAAATCGAATTACATACCTGAAATTTATGCTGGTGTAAGTCCCATACTAGAAAAAGAATCTAAAGCGTACGTAAAAAAAGAACTTAAAAAAAAGTACACAAATCTTACAGGTAAAAAAAATAAAAAATACGGAATTATAAAAGGAGACTAATATGATGAAAAGATACATGCATGGTGAGTTATCTTCTGCAAGTGAAGCCAAAAGATCTAATGATAAATTAGAAATCGATGCTAACAAAAAAGTTATGCAAGGTGATATGGCTTCTGGTGAGCACCCAAAAAATAAATCAAAATCGGGTGTTGATCAAGCAATCTTCAGAATGGCTGACGAAAGAGATTACTAATTTAAAATAATATTAATATGGCTGACGACAAACAACAAGACGAATATCACGGTAATAATCTTGTTGGTCATATACGTAACAAGTTTCAAGAATCTGAGACTTCTAAAGTATACGATGAAAAAAGATGGTTAAAAGCTTACAGGAACTATAGAGGTCTCTATGGTCCTGAAATGGCTTTTCGTGATAACGAAAAATCTAAAGTATTTGTAAAGATTACAAAGACTAAAGTACTTGCTGCGTTTGGTCAAATTGTTGAAGTATTATTTTCTCAAGGTAAGTTTCCATTAGGAATTAAACCAACATCAGTTCCAGAAAATTCTGCTGAATATGCTAGGTTAAATCCTCAAGCACAAAAAGCAGAAAGTGATGAACTACCAGATGATCCAGATGCAAAAGATATTTATGGATATATGGGTGATGGTCAAAATATTCCACCAGGTGCGACTGCATCTGATTTAATGAAAAACTTAGCACAAGATTATGAAGACCTAGGTTTTGAAGAAGGTTCTGCTATACAGGGTGAACCTCAAATCGAACCTGCTAAAATGGCTGCTGAAGCAATGCAGAAATTAATTCATGATCAATTAGAAGAATCAAAAGCTGTAACCATTATGCGTAATACATTTTTTGAAATGGCATTAATGGGTACGGGAATTATTAAAGGTCCATTTACAAATTCTAAAACATATCATAGTTATGATAGAGTTGAAGATGTAAATGTTTATGTAGCAAAAGAAAAAGCAGTTCCAAGTATTGAAGCTGTATCATGTTGGGATTTTTATCCAGATCCAAATGCTACAAACATAGATGATTGTGATTACGTAATTCAAAGACATAGTTACAATAGACAACAATTAGTTGACTTAAAAAGAAAACCTATGTTTGATGCCGAAGCAATTGAAGCATGTTTACAAGAAGGGCCTAACTATCAAGTAAGAGGATATGAATCTTCATTATATGATAGGGAAAATATTACAAGTGTATATAAAAATAGATTTGAAGTTTTAGAATATTGGGGCATTTTAGATGCAGAGATTGCAAGAGAATGTGGATTAGATGTTGCAGAAGATATGGACTTTGTTCATGTAAATGCTTGGATTTGTGGAAATCATGTTCTTAGAATTGTAGAAAATCCATTTACTCCAAAAAGAATACCATACCTAGTATGTCCATATGAAGTTAATCCTTATCAATTCTTTGGAGTTGGTATTGCAGAAAATATGGAAGACTCTCAGCAAATTATGAATGGGCATGCAAGAATGGCTATTGATAACTTAGCTTTAGCAGGTAATTTAGTTTTTGATGTAGATGAAACTATGTTAGTACCTGGTCAGGATATGAAAGTATTTCCTGGTAAAATATTTAGAAGACAAAGCGGACAAACAGGTCAGGCAGTACACGGATTAAAGTTTCCAAATACTGCAATTGAAAACTTACAAATGTTTGATAAGTTTAGACAACTAGCAGATGAATCTACAGGTATACCATCCTATTCGCATGGTGCTACTGGTATTCAGTCTACTACTAGAACTGCATCAGGTATGTCAATGCTAATGGGTGCAGCTGCATTAAGTATTAAAACAGTTATTAAAAATATTGATGACTATTTATTGAAACCCCTAGGTGAATCATTATATCATTGGAATATGCAATTTAATGATGATGCTCCAGAAATAAAGGGAGATCTAGAAGTTAAAGCTGAAGGTACATCTTCACTAATGCAAAAAGAAGTTAGATCACAAAGACTAATTACATTTATGCAAACAGCTTCTAATCCTGCTCTGGCACCATTCGTTAGATGGCATACGTGCCTAAAAGAAATTGCAAAAGCTTTAGACATTGATCCAGAGCAACTAATCAATGATCCAGAAAAAGCAGCAATATACGCAAACATTATGGGGATGGCAAATGGAAATCAAACTAATAGAGCCTCTACTGGAGGACAAGGTCAAATGGCAACGTCTGGAGGAGTTCCTCCTGGAGCTTCAGCAGAAGATGTTTCTGGAGCTGGAGGTGGCAACATCGGAACAGGCAGTGTACCGATGCCAGGGGAAGCTGGCTTTAGTTCGCCAACTACTGAATCTTAAAGAAGCTCATAAAAGAAATAAGGAAAATTAATGTATACTCTTAAACAACAAGCAGATGGAACATACGCATTAGATACTCAGGATTCTTTTAAACAGAGTCCATATGAGTTTGAAGCGTATTCTCCTACACAAAGAACTGAGCTTGTTGGAGGTACAACATTAGGTTCCCAAACTCAAAAAATAATGGGAAGGGAATTACCAGGAACAATTCAAACACAAGTTGATCCGCAGACAGGTGAAGTAAAAACTGTTAGAGAAGGTGCAGGTGAAGTTGAGATTCAACCACAATCAATTACAAGTTTAGACACAGCAACAGGGCAGGCAACTATGCCAACGACTGACCCGTTTGCTAAAGTTGGTAAAATATTATCTATGACTCAAAGACAGCAATCAGCTGATTTTGATATGGATAGATATGCTGGATTAATCCAAAATCAACAAGACCTAATGAAAAGACAACAAGATATTGGTCTTTTAACTTCTGGTTTAAATGCATATGCTGCTTACAAATACGGTGGTAAAGCCCTAACTTCAATGACTGGCCCTACAACTGCATTAAAAAGTGTAGTAGCTACACCAATAGGTTCTAGTACAGTTGGCGGAGTTGGTATAGCTGGTGCTGCTGGATATGGATTAGGCCAAGTAATAGGTGCTAAAGAAGAAGAATCAGTTGGTATGGGTGCGGGTGCAGC